AGAACGGCATCACCGAGTTCACCATCAGCAGCACCTTCTCCGGCTTGATTGCCACCCTCGCAGCCTTCGACAAGCAGGGCTTCAAGATGGCGGGCATCACCGAGGTCAACGCCAACTACACCGATTGGATGACCAACGAGAGAGCCAAGGTTCCTGCAATCCGCATGATGAGCATTTAAGGAGGACGCCACAATGGAAAAAGACATCTTCACCACCATCGAAAAGCTGCAGCTTGCAGTTTCCGCTTCCTACGGCGCAGTCATTCAGTACGGCGACAAGGTTTTCGTAACCGACATCTGCTGGAAGGGCGGTTTTGCCGCAGAGATTTACGAGTTCATCGAGTTCCCGGAAGACACCGGCTTGGGTGACATCGAGTGCCGCCTGGTTCCCTGGGCAGAGGCCGAGGAAACCTTCAAAGACAATGGTCATGCACTGAAATGGTGCTTTGAGCAAATCAAGTAAATTAGGAGGACACATCATGGCAAAGACTGGACTGGAAATCATCAAGGCGCTGGACACCACCGCCGGAGAGATTGCTGAGATCATCAGCAAGGGTCATCCGCCCTTTTCGGACGGTGGCGCGGTTGCTTGCGACCTGGTCACTTGCGAACAATGCTGGCTGGCATGGTTGACCACAGGTAAGCCGCCCGTTCCCACCAAGAAGTAAACCAACCCCATAGCCCTGGGATGGAGCCGAAAGGCTCTGTTCCTCGTATACGGAAATCATATTTTTATATGAATTTGAAGTCGCACCGATTCGGTGGCGGCTATTTTTTATCCCCTTTTTGAGGAGGTGACCGCATATCAGAAAACTGAAAAAGTACAAGCCCACCCGCTTTATGGACAAGGGCTGTTATTACGATAAGGCTTCCGCAGACTATGCGGTCAGCTTTATCGAGGCCCTCTGCCATACCAAAGGCACCTGGGCAAGAAAACCTTTTGAACTTATCGACTGGCAGGAGCAGATAATCCGGGACATCTTCGGAACGCTGAAGCCCAACGGCTACCGTCAGTTCAATACCGCATATATTGAAATCCCAAAGAAACAGGGCAAATCCGAACTGGCTGCCGCTGTTGCACTTTTGCTGACCTGCGGTGACGGTGAGGAACGCGCCGAGGTTTACGGCTGTGCTGCTGACCGACAGCAGGCATCCATCGTTTTCAATGTTGCCGCCGATATGGTGCGTATGTGTCCGGCACTCTCCAAGCGAGTCAAAATCCTGGATTCCCAGAAAAGGCTCATCTATCAGCCTACGGGCAGTATCTACCAGGTGCTTTCCGCAGATGTCGGCAACAAGCACGGTTTCAATACCCACGGTGTTGTTTTCGATGAGTTGCACACCCAGCCGAACAGAAAACTGTTTGATGTTATGACCAAGGGTTCCGGCGATGCTCGTATGCAGCCGCTGTACTTCCTTATTACTACGGCGGGCAACGATACCAAGTCCATCTGCTATGAGATCCACCAGAAAGCCAAAGATATCATCGAGGGTCGCAAAATCGACCACACCTTCTATCCCGTTATCTACGGTGCTGATGAGGCTGACGATTGGACGGACCCCAAGACCTGGAAGAAGGCAAATCCCTCCCTGGGCATTACGGTGGGCATCGACAAGGTGCGTGATGCCTGCGAGTCAGCCAAGCAGAACCCCGGTGAGGAGAATGCTTTCCGGCAGCTCCGTTTGAACCAGTGGGTCAAGCAGGCTGTTCGATGGATGCCGATGCACCTGTGGGATAAATGCGAGTTTGCCGTAAATGAGGATGACCTGGAAGGTCGTATCTGCTACGGCGGTTTAGACTTGTCCTCAACCACGGATATCACGGCATTGGTACTTGTTTTCCCGCCCACTGACGAGGATGACAAATACATCATTCTGCCGTATTTCTGGATACCCGAAGATAACCTGGACCTTCGTGTCCGGCGCGACCATGTGCCATACGATGTGTGGGAACGGCAAGGTTTCCTGCAGACCACCGAGGGCAATGTGGTTCACTACGGCTACATCGAAAAATTCATCGAGCGCCTGGGTGAACGCTATAACATCCGTGAAATTGCCTTCGACCGTTGGGGTGCTGTGCAAATGGTGCAGAACCTGGAAGGTATGGGCTTCACGGTGGTCCCTTTCGGACAGGGCTTCAAAGATATGTCCCCGCCCACAAAAGAACTGATGAAATTGGTGCTTGAGGAAAAGGTCGCCCACGGCGGGCATCCCGTTCTCCGCTGGATGATGGATAACATCTTCATCCGCACCGATCCCGCCGGCAACATCAAGCCGGATAAGGAAAAATCCACAGAAAAGATTGACGGCGCAGTTGCCACCATAATGGCTCTCGACCGTGCGATCCGTTGTGGCAATGATACCAGTGCTTCGGTCTATGACAGCCGAGGCATTTTGTTTATTTGAAGGGAGTGATGTGATATGGGTATCTTTTCCGGGCTGTTCAAATCCAGAGATAAGCCCCAGAACCGCACCGCCGGAAGTAACTACACCTTTTTTATGGGCGGCACTACATCCGGCAAAACCGTAACAGAACGGTCTGCCATGCAGATGACCGCTGTTTATTCCTGTGTCCGTATCCTGGCAGAGGCGGTGGCGGGTCTTCCGCTGCACCTTTATAAATACACCGATGATGGCGGTAAAGAAAAAGCCATTGACCATCCGCTGTATCGACTGCTCCACGATGAGCCAAACCCGGAAATGAGTTCTTTCGTATTCCGCGAGACCCTCATGACCCATCTGCTCCTCTGGGGTAACGCCTACGCACAGATCATCCGTAACGGCAGAAATGAAATCATCGCACTTTATCCGCTGATGCCAAACAAGATGTCCGTTGACCGTGATGAAAATGGGCATCTGTACTACACCTATTATCGTGGCCCAGATGAAGCCATTAAAAATAAGGATTTCGCGGTGACACTGCAACCCTCGGATGTCCTGCACATCCCTGGTCTTGGCTTTGACGGTCTCGTTGGCTACAGTCCCATTGCTATGGCAAAGAACGCCATCGGTATGGCTATTGCCTGTGAGGAGTTCGGAGCCAAGTTCTTCGCTAACGGTGCTGCGCCCTCCGGCGTTTTGGAACATCCCGGCACCATCAAGGACCCGTCCAGGGTGCGTGAGGCTTGGCAGAGTCAGTTCGGCGGATCTTCCAATTCAGGCAAAGTTGCTGTTTTGGAAGAAGGAATGAAGTACACACCGATTTCCATTTCCCCGGAACAGGCACAGTTCCTTGAGACTCGTAAATTCCAAATCAATGAAATTGCTCGAATTTTCCGAGTGCCGCCCCATATGGTGGGCGACCTGGAAAAGTCGAGCTTTTCTAATATTGAGCAACAGTCCTTGGAGTTCGTGAAATACACCCTCGACCCCTGGGTCATCCGTTGGGAGCAGTCTCTGATGCGGGCGCTTCTGGCAGCAGATGAAAAGGCGGCATATTTCGTGAAGTTCAATCTGGAAGGTCTGCTCCGTGGCGATTATCAGAGCCGTATGAACGGCTATGCCATCGGTCGCCAGAACGGTTGGATGTCTGCCAATGACATCCGCGAACTGGAAAACCTCGACCGCATCCCTGCGGAAGAAGGCGGCGACCTGTACCTCATTAACGGCAATATGCTCCCAATGCGTGATGCGGGTGCTTTTGCAAATACAACCCCTAACGATAGCGGAAAGGAGGAAAAAACCGATGAAGAAGTTCTGGAAGTGGAAGAACCAGGCACAGACGGAGACGGCTCCGGCGGAGAGGACTCTGTTTCTCAACGGCACCATCGCAGAGGAAAGTTGGTTTGATGATGATGTCACACCCCAGCTGTTCAAAGATGAACTGATGGCTGGCACCGGCGATATCACCGTGTGGATCAACAGTCCCGGCGGTGACTGCGTGGCGGCAGCCCAAATCTACAATATGCTGATGGATTACAAGGGCAACGTTACAGTCAAGATTGACGGCATCGCTGCCTCCGCAGCATCCGTTATCGCTATGGCTGGCACAAAGGTGCTGATGTCTCCGGTTTCTATGCTGATGATTCACAATCCCATGACCGTTGCCTTCGGTGACTCCGGCGAAATGCAAAAAGCCATCGAAATGCTCGGCAGCGTTAAGGATTCCATCATCAATGCTTATGAAATCAAGACCGGGCTGTCCCGTGCGAAGCTGTCCCACCTTATGGATGCGGAAACCTGGATGGATGCTCACAAGGCTGTAGAACTCGGCTTTGCTGATGAAATCCTGCAGCGTTCCGACAATACCGAGGATGTGGAAGTGCCTGCGGTTTCCATGCTGTATTCCAAGGCAAATGTGGTCAATTCCCTTATGGATAAGATTGCCCACAAGTGTGCCATCGAACCCAAAACCACCGTGCAGGAACGCACGGGTCGCTCTGTGGATGAACTCAGAGCGAATTTGAATGCCATCAAAAACTACATCTAAAATGGAGGAATTTCTTATGACTATCATTGAAATGCGCGATAAGCGCACTAAGCTGCTTGCCACTATGGACGGTTTCCTGGATACCCATCGTGACAGCAAGGGTGTACTGTCTGCCGAGGACGATGCCACCTACACCGGCATGGAGAAGGAACTGGCAGCCATCACCAACGAAATCAAGCGTATGGAGCGCCGTGAGGCTATCGATGCTGAACTGGCAAAGCCCGTCTCCACTCCCATCACTGGTAAGCCTATGAACGGTGCCGATGATGATAAGCCCAAGACCGGCCGTGGCTCCGTGGCTTACAAGAATGCGGTTCTGGACGCTCTTCGCTCCAACTTCCGCAAAATCAGCAACGACCTTTCTGTGGGTGTGGATTCTCACGGTGGTTACCTCGTTCCCGAAGAGTACGACTCCCGCCTCATCGATGTTCTGACTGAGGAGTGCATCATGCGTAAGCTGGGTACTCGCATCACTACCAGCGGTGAGCATAAGATCAACATCGCAGGTACTAAGCCTGCCGCTGCCTGGATTGAGGAAGGCGGTCAGCTTTCCTTCGGTGATGCTACCTTCGACCAGATCATCATGGATGCTCATAAGCTGCACATCGCCATCAAGGTAACCGAGGAGTTGCTCTATGACAACGCCTTCAACCTGGAAAACTACATCATCACTCAGTTCGGTAAGGGTCTGGCCAATGCCGAAGAGGATGCGTTCATCAACGGTGATGGTGTTGGCAAGCCCCTGGGCCTGCTTGCTGCCGAGGGTGGTGCTGAAATCGGTGTCACTACCGCTGCCGCCGATAACATCACCTACGATGAGTTGGTCGACCTGGTCTACTCTCTGAAGCGCCCCTATCGTAAGAGTGCCGCCTTCCTTACCAATGACCAGACCATCGGTTATCTGCGTAAGCTGAAGGATCAGAATGGTCATCCTCTCTGGCACGATTCCGTTGAGGATGGCGAACCCGGTCGCATCCTGGGCTATAAGGTGTACACCTCTCCTTATTTCCCTGTGATGACTGCGGGTATGCCCGCCATCGCATTCGGTGACTACAGCTACTACAACATCGGTGACCGTGGCACTCGTTCCTTCGCTGAACTCAAGGAACTGTTCGCGGGCAACGGTATGGTTGGCTTTGTTGCCAAGGAGCGTGTGGACGGCAAGCTGGTTCTCCCTGAAGCCGTCAAGCTGCTCAAGATGGCAACTGCGTAATGATGGGAGGTGACGGTGATGGATGCTTTACTTGAAAAAGTCAAACAGAATCTGATTCTCGACCATGCGGCGGATGATGCATTGCTGAAGGGCTACATCACCGCCGCCGTTTCATACGCAGAAAGCTATCAGCATATCCCTGCGGGCTTTTACAGCGAAAACGCTATGCCCGCCACAACTGAACAAGCCGTCATTATGCTGTCATCCCACTTCTATGAGTCCAGGGACGGCAGCACCGGCGGCTTTTTTGCTGATAATGTGCAGGCGGGTCAGCAGGTCTGGAACACCGTCAACCTTCTGCTTCGGCTCGACCGGGATTGGAAGGTGTGACCATGAGTTTCGGAAAAATGAATGGCTTTGCCGACATTATCAGCACAAAACGGGTCAAGGACAGCGAGGGCTTCTCCACTACGGTGGATGAGGTTCTCGCATCTGTCCGTGTTTACCGGGAAGGTCGCCACGGCAACCAGCGGTGGGCAAATCTCGCTGCTTTCTCCGAGGCAACAGACCTGTTCCGTTTCCGTGTCATCCCCGGTGTTGGCATTACCACCGACCATGTTATCGTGTGCGATGGCAGCCGATATGACATTGTATCCGTTGAGGATGTCAAAGGCCGTGGGATGTACATTGAAGTGCTGGCAAAAAGGAGTGAACCCACCAGTGGCAAAGGTTGATATCAAAATGCCGGAGGAATTTCTGCAAAAGATCTCCCGGCTGGGCAGCGAGTTTGATGCCGTTGCCGAAAGTGTCCTGGAAGCCGGTGGTGAAGTGGTTCTGGCGAGGGTCAAAGGTAACCTCTCCGGGGTTGTGGGACAAGGCACAAAATATGACTCCCGTTCCACAGGCGAACTGGAAAGGTCTATCGGTCTTTCCCCGGCAAAGCTGGACAGAGACGGTAACCACAATGTCAAAATCGGCTTTGTGGAGCCCCGTTCTGATGGTGAAAGCAACGCTAAAATCGCCAACATTCTAGAATACGGAAAGCACGGTCAGCCTGCAAAGCCCTTTTTGAAGCCAGCCAAAACCGCATCCAAATCGGCTGCGATTTCTGCAATGCAGAAGAAATTTGAAGAGGAGGTCGAGAAACGATGAATATCCTGTCCGACCTTTATACCGCACTTTCCGCTTTGGCTATTCCCATCGAGACGGGTGTGTTCAAGGATGAAGCCCCGGAACGGTACATTGTGATTGTTCCAATGGTGGAGTCCTTTGACCTTCATGCTGACAACGCGCCCAGTGTGGATGTACAGGAAGTGCGCCTTTCGTTATATGCCCAGGGCAACTACATCAAGGATAAAAATACCCTTGTGAAAACGCTCCTGGGCGCGGATTTTACCATAACCGACCGCAGATACATCGGTTATGAAACAGAAACGGGCTACCACCACTACGCTGTGGATGTAGCCAAACACTATGAAATGGAGGAATAATCAATGGCTACGATTGGTCTTGATAAACTGTACTATGCCAAGATTACCGAGGACAAAGATGGCAATGAAACCTATGCCACCCCGGTACAGTTGGCAAAGGCAATGACCGCCGACCTCTCCGTGGAACTGGCAGAGGCTACTCTTTATGCCGATGACGGTGCTTCCGAAATCGTCAAGGAGTTCAAATCCGGCACTCTTTCTTTGGGTGTGGATGACTTGGGCGGTAGCGTTGCCTCCGACCTCACCGGCGCTGTCATCGATAGCAATGGTGTTGTCATTTCCACCGCAGAAGACGGTGGCGATCCCGTTGCGGTCGGTTTCCGTGCAAAGAAGTCCAACGGCAAGTACCGCTACTTCTGGCTGTACCGTGTCAAATTTGGTATCCCCGCTACGGCACTGGCTACCAAGGGTGACAGCATCACCTTCAGCACTCCTACCATCGAGGGTACCATCCTCCGCCGTAACAAGGTGGACGGCAACGGCAAGCATCCCTGGAAGGCAGAGGTTACCGAGGGTGACAGCGGTGTTTCCGCAGCAACCATTACCAACTGGTATAAGGATGTGTACGAGCCTTCCTATACCCAGACCACTACCACGGAATAAGGAGGACTGACCAATGATTGACGAACGCAAGTCTGTTATCAATGTGGGTGGCGAGGACTACGAACTGCTTCTGACCACCAAGGCTACCAAGGAGATCGCAGGTCGTTACGGTGGCTTGGAGAACCTGGGCGACCATCTTATGAAATCTGAGAATTTCGAGATGGCCATCGGTGAAATCGTGTGGCTCATTTCGCTTCTGGCAAACCAGTCCATCCTGGTTCATAACCTCAAGCACAAGGATGCGCCCAAGGAACTGCTCACAGAGGAAATGGTGGAACTGCTCACCGTTCCCGCTGACCTGGCAACCTACAAATCTGCCATTATGGAGGCTCTTCTGAAGGGCACCAAGCGTAATGTTGAAAGCGAGGCAGACGCAAAAAACGCAGTGGTCGAGTAAGTGACGATGAGTTATTTACTCGACTTTTATATTACGGCATCGGCCAACTCCACCTGTCCTGGGATGAGTTTTGGCTGATGCCGTTTGGTTTACTCCTCGACCTTTGGGAGTGCCATAAGCAATACAACGGTATCTCTAAACCGAAACGGGAGATGTTCATCGATGACATTGTCCCGGACGGAATCTAAAGGAAAGGCGGTGGTGTAATGGCAGATAATTTCGGTCTGAAGATCGGTCTTGAGGGCGAGAAGGAGTTCAAAAAGGCTCTGACGGAAATCAACCAGTCTTTCAAGGTTCTGGGTTCCGAAATGAAGTTGGTGGAGTCCCAATTCTCCAAGAACGATGACTCTGCCGATGCTCTCGCCGCACGGCACAAGGTGCTGACCGAACAGGTCGAAGCCCAACGCAAAAAGGTAGAGATGCTGAAACAGGCTCTCGCCAATGCCGCTGAGTCCTTTGGTGAGAACGACCGCCGAACCCAGGCCTGGCAGATTCAATTGAACAACGCACAAGCCGCCCTGAACGGCATGGAGCGTGAACTTTCGGACAACGAAGAAGCTATGGACCGGCTCGGCAAGGAGATGGATGACACCGGCGACTCTGCCGATGACCTGGAAGAAGAACTGGACGATGCCGGAGATGCCGCCGATGACAGTGAGGGTAAATTCTCCAAGCTGGGCGGCACTTTGAAAACGGTCGGTGTGGCAATGGGTGCGTGTGTCGCCGCTGCCGCTGCCGCCGCAGTATCCCTGGGCAAGGCTGTCATTGAAGCCTACGGTGAGTATGAACAGCTGGTCGGTGGTGTTGACACCTTGTTCCAGGAGTCCTCCGGCAAACTGCAGGAATATGCCGCCAACGCATATAAGACTGCGGGTATGTCGGCCAATGACTATATGTCCACGGTCACATCCTTCTCCGCATCCCTTATCCAGTCCCTGGGTGGAGATACGGAAGCCGCAGTTAAGTATGCGGATATGGCTATCACCGATATGGCGGATAACGCCAATAAGATGGGTACGGACATCGGACTCATCCAGAACGCATACCAGGGCTTCGCAAAACAGAACTACACGATGCTGGATAACCTCAAGCTGGGCTACGGCGGCACCAAGGAAGAAATGGAGCGTCTGCTTGCAGATGCAACCGCCATTTCCGGCATTGAGTATGACATCAGTTCCTACGCTGATGTGGTTGATGCAATCCACGTCATTCAGGAAAGCATGGGCGTTGCCGGTGCTACCGCCGCTGAAGCGGAACACACCATTGAGGGTTCTCTGAACTCCATGAAGGCGGCAGTTGCCAACCTGGTGGTAGGCTTCGGTGATGCGGATGCGGACATCGAGCAGCTCTGTAACAATGTGGTGGATGCCTTCCAGGATGTGCTGACCAATATCACTCCCATTATCGAGAACATCATCTCGGCTCTGCCTACGGCGCTGAATGCTCTGCTTGAGACCGTGGGCGAACTGCTGCCGACCTTGCTGGAAACCGTGGTGGATCTGTTCTCCCAGGTGCTGAACACGCTGCTGACCCTTCTGCCGGAACTCATCCCTGTGGTTATTGAGGCAGTCCTCACCATCGTAAACACGCTGATTGAGAATTTGCCTTTGCTGGTAGAAGCGGCAATCCAAATCGTGATGTCCCTGGTTCAGGGTATTGCCCAGGCTCTGCCGACCCTAATTCCCACAGCGGTGCAAGCGGTCATTACCATTGTGCAGAGTCTTATCGACAGTCTGCCGATGATTTTGGATGCAGCCCTTCAGCTTATCACCGGTCTTGCCGATGGTCTGCTTGCCGCCATCCCCGTGCTGATTGCAGCCCTGCCGGAAATCATCCTCAGTATCATCAATTTTATCCTGGATGCTATTCCGCAGATTATCGAAACGGGCATTCAGCTGTTGACCTCTCTGGTGGCGGCGCTGCCTCAAATCATAACTGCCATTGTGGAGGCAATTCCGCAAATCATCAGCGGTATCATCGAGGCGGTTCTGAGTGCCATTCCCCAAATCATCCAGGCAGGTATCGACCTGCTGATTTCTTTGGTAAAGGCACTACCGCAGATTATCACCACCATCGTATCGGCAATCCCGGACATCATCTCCGGCATCGTCAATGCGGTCATCAATAACATTCCTCTGATCGTACAGGCGGGTATTGAATTGCTGACTTCGCTCATCAAGAACCTGCCGACCATCATCGTGGAAATCGTAAAGGCTGTACCTCAGATTATTACGGGTATCGTCAATGCCCTGGGCAAGGGTGTCTCCCAGCTTGCAGAAGTTGGTGTCAACCTGGTTAAGGGCTTGTGGCAAGGTATCCAGTCCCTGGCATCCTGGCTGTGGAATAAGGTCTCCGGCTGGATTTCTTCTATTTGGGACGGCATCTGCGACTTCTTCGGAATCCACAGTCCCTCTGACGAGATGGCTTGGATCGGTGAGATGTTGGTAAAGGGTCTGTCCGGCTCCATTGAGGATAACGGCGGCGAAGCGGTCAAGGCTGCGGAGGCTATGAGCGCCGACATCAATGATGTGATGCACGGGCTTGCCAAGGATATGGAAACGGCACTGCCTACCGACTTCAATGTGGATGGTAATGTCCACGGCACCGTCAGCGGTGGTATCGCAGACTCCGCAAAAGTCAGCGGCCTTCAGCTGGTGCTGAACATTACGAACTTCAACAATTATTCTAACGAAGATATTCAGCAGCTGACCAATGAGATTATGACCACAGCCGGTCAGTTTGCCAAACGGAAAGGGGTGGTATTTGCATGAATTATTTTGAGTATAAGGGCATCCGTTCTACGGATATGGGTATCCGCATCGAAAGCAAGAATGTATTTTCTGCCCCGGAATATGATGTGGACTTCCTGTCCATCCCAGGCCGTGACGGTGATCTGATTACCGGTGGCGGCAGATTCCCCAATGTCCAGGTGACTTACTCCGTATTCATCCCTGCGAAAACCATCTCCGAACTGGCACAGAAAATCACCGCAATCAAGGCATGGCTGTATTCCGGTCTCAACAGCTATCACACGCTGTCAGATACCTACGATACAACCTTTTTCCGTCATGCGGTCTATGCTGGGAAACTGGATATCGAAGATGAACTGAACCGCATTGGTCTTTGCACCATCAGCTTCTCCTGCAAGCCTTTCCGATACGATGAAGCCGGGACGGTCAGCACCACGCTCTCCGCATCCGGGGATGTGTTGCTGAACCCGTACCCCTTCATCAGTAAGCCCATTCTCCGCATTGAGGGAGACGGCAAAGGCACTCTGACTATTCAGTCCGAAGGCAACAATGCCACCTGGAATTTTACCGACATTGACGGATATGTGGAGGTCGACTCCGAGCAGATGAATTTCTACAAGGATGCCGAACCGAAAAACGACACCGTATCCGGTGATGGGTTTCCGCTGCTTTACCCCGGCGAGAATACGATTGCTTATTCCGGCGGCATAACAGCGGTGACAGTCATTCCAAGGTGGTGCTGCTTATGATCCCGGTACTGTATAAGGCTAATTCGACAAATTTCGACACTTTCGGCATTGGTGTCCTAAAGGATTGCACATCCTGCGAGGTCACCGAGGAGCGTAACGGTGCCTTTGAGTGTGTCCTGAAATATCCCATCACCGGCCCACTCTACAAGGAGATCTGCACGGAGCGTTTGGTAAAGGCAAAACCCAATGACACCGCAAAAGACCAGGTATTTCGCATCTACCGCATTTCCACACCCATCAACGGGCAAATCACGGTATATGCCCAGCACCTCAGTTATGACCTCTCCACTATTGCCGCCTTGCAGTGGCAGTCGGAATCTATCTCCCCGGCACTTGCTATGGAGCGTGTATTCCAAAATACTGCCACTACCCATAACTTTACTTGCCAGACCGACTATTCGGCAGCAAAGGCATTCTCGGTATCCAAGCCTCAGAGTGTCCGCGCCTGCCTGGGTGGTGTGGCGGGTTCTTTTCTGGACTTATGGGGCGGCGAATATGAATGGGACAACTTCAAGGTCATCCATCACCAAGGCCGAGGCAAGCATACGGGCGTGGTTATTGAATACGGCAAGAACCTCACGGATCTGGAGCATGACGATGAAAACACCGATGTTTATACCGACCTTCTGCCGTATGCGGTTATAACGGCAGAGGACGGCACAGAAACGGCGGTCACGCTGCCGGAGGTGCTTCTGCCCATTGCGGATACCACTCTGGTTCAACGGAAAACCCTCATCCGGGATTTCACAGAATATTTCGATGAGGAGAACCCGGTCACCGTTGATGGTCTCCGTGCCTACGCCAATAACTACCTCAAAAACAATCCGCTGGGCATCGCAACGCCTACGCTGACCGTTGCCTTTGAACCGCTCTGGAAACAACCGGAATATGCCGCCGTTCTGGAACGAGTGTCCCTTTGCGACACAGTCATTATCCGGCACAGTTTACTGGGCATTACCGCAAAAGCCAAGGTCATCACTACTGTGTATGACACCCTGGCGGAGAAGTATATCTCCATTTCCCTCGGATCGGCAAAGGCCAACCTTCTGAACAATGTGTCTGCTGCGGAAGCCACCGCCGAGGATGCAGCCGCAAAGGTTGACCGTTTTCCGGTGCTGATGAACTCGGCAATCAAAAATGCCACGGGACTTATCACTGGGCAGACCGGCGGCTATGTGGTCATCCACACCGACTCCGATTCAGGGCAACCCTATGAACTGCTGATCCTGGACGCTCCATCCATCGAAGAGGCAGTTAATGTATGGCGGTGGAATGTGGGCGGCTTGGGGTTTTCCAGTAATGGCTACAACGGTCCCTACGAAACTGCCATCACCGCTGATGGTCAGATCGTAGCTGACTTCATCACCTCCGGCTCGTTGGTGGCAAACATCATCAAGGCGGGCGTTATCCAGTCCCAGGACGGTTCGTCTTATTGGGATTTGGAAACAGGTGAGGTTGTTCTCCGCGCTTATGCGACCACAGAAACGGTGGAGCAGGTTTCTGACCGCATTACCACCATTGAAGAGCAGAAGATGTACCGCCTGGTCATCTCTTCTTCCAACGGTAACATCTTCAAAAACGGCAATATCCAAACCACGCTGTATGCCACGGTGTTCTCCTGGGATGAAAACATCACCGACACTCTGGATGACAATCAGTTCATCTGGACGAGGGTGTCGGATGATGCCGAGGCAGACGCAGCGTGGAACGCAGACCACTTCGGTGGCAGTAAATCCATCGAAATCACATCCGATGATGTCGAGGTCAGGGCAACCTTCTTCTGCGACCTCATCGACACCACTACAAGAAACAGTCTTTTAGGCTGAAATTAAGGAGGATTTTCACATGAGTAAAGCACAAGGTCAGTTTACGATTATCGACTACAATGACGCGCTAACGCTGACTGGCTACATCGGCTCCAACCTGGCAAAGACCCAGATGTATAACCCCGACAACGATACCTATACGCCGGACTGGTCTGACACCAACCTGGTTCTGACTCCCAGCCTGTATGTCATCGGTACTACCACCGATCAGATCACCTCTGCATCGGTCACTTCCGTCAAGTGGTATATCGGCAGTTCCACCACAGCCATTACTTCTTCCGGCAACTACGCACTCTCCGGCACCAAGAGCCACATCCTTACCATCAAGGGTAATGTCATGTCCGGCCTTCCTGGTATCGACTACCGCTGCGTAATCACGTACAAGGATGAATCCACCGGCCTGTCCATTACCCATCCGCTGACTATTTCTTTCAGCAGGGTGGTCAACGGCTCCGGCATTACGGATCTGCTTGTTGCAACTCCCAGCGGTAATGTGTTCAAGAACAGCGAGGTTGCCACGCTGACGGCAACTGCGGAACTGTGGCGCGGTTCTACTGTGGATACCACCAACGTGACCTACAAGTGGGCCATTATGGATAGCAGCGTTACTTCCACCAGTTCCAGCGGTTATGATGCCGCCTTTGGCATCGGCTGGCGCAAGCTGTCGGATACCACGGGTATGTACACCGGCACTACTACGGCAACCATTACGGTTTATGCCGCTGCCGTAGACAGCTACGCGGTATTCAAGTGCGTAGCCACCGACTCCGACACCACTTCCAGCACCTACAACTCCACCTTCTCCGATGTTGCCACCTTCATTGACAACTCTGACCCCATCCAGGTGGTCATCACCAGTACGGGTGGCGATGTCTTTAAGAACGGCGAAGGCTCCACGGTGCTGACCGCTGTGGTGTATCAGGCCGGTGCGGAAATCGATGCCGAGGGCAACGGCACTTATACCTGGACGAAGTATGACAAGGATGGTGCGATCGACACCTCCTGGGGTACTTCCGGCAGCAAGACCGGCAAGACCCTCTCCGTGTCCAATACCGATGTTGACACCAAGGCTACCTTTATGTGCGTAGTCACCCTGTAAGGAGGTGTTCCCATGAGGGCGGTTGCTCAATTTACGATTACCAATATCCGCGATGTCGTTACTTCTGACACCGCCCCGGAGAACCCTTATGTGGGTCAGCTGTGGGTAAACACCGCAACGGTCCCGCCGGAAACAATGGTGTGGGACGGTCTCGGCTGGGTTGTCCAGAACAATCTGGAAGAACTGCGGGAGACCGTTTCCACCCACACTACCCGGTTCGGTGAGTTTCAGAGTTCCATTGACGGCATGAACAGCTATGTTTCCAGTCTGACGGAAACGGTGCAGACCCTGGAAGGAGAACATTCCGGGACACAGGAAACGGTGCTGAAGATGGAGACACAGATCTCCGAACTGCAACACTCGGTGGACGGTTTGACGGTCACAGTGCAGGAGCAGTTCGCAGGCGGTATCAATTATGTCAAAAACTCTGCCGGTCTAAACGGCATTACGGATGACTGGACGGTCACGGGAACGGTCTCCACGGACTCCTCTACGGATGTGCAGAGCAATACCACTTCTGACTCCTGTTTTGTCATTGGAGACACTTCCACGCTGACCCAGGTCATTACGGGTGTTGTTCCCGGCGCATACACCATTTCCGTCCGAGCCAAGAAAACGGGTGCAAGCTACACCTCGTATTTTTACGCGCAGTACAACGGCAATAAATATGCGTATCTGTTCAACACCACAAGCACCTTCGGTTGGACAGAGTTCTCTGCGGTGATTCCCGATGTGGTGGACGGCACGATTACCATCTATGCCTACAACCGTCTGGCATCTCTGTATGTATCGGACATCATCCTGGCAGAAGGTGCAGCGGTTCACAAGTGGACCCCCGCACCCAATGAGATTTACACCACCGAGGTTAAAATCGACCGCCGTGGCATCGAGGTATCCAATGAGGATTCCGGGCAGCGGACGGTAATCACGAACCAGGAGTTCTCCGGCTATTACAACGAGGAAAAAATCTTCACCCTGAATAAGGATGAGACCATCACCAAGAAAACCACCGTTGATGGTGAACTGACGGTGGGCAAAACTAAGTTTGTCCCTATGCCTACGGCATCCGAGGGACTGAATATTGTAATTCTGGACTAAGGAGGTAAGAGTATGGCCACTTTCACAAGTGCCGCATATGATGGCAGATACCTTCAGCTGTCAATCTCTGAAAGTGTCAATGTGGCAAGCAATAAATCCACTCTGACGTGGACGCTAACCTCCGCAGGAGGCGCATCTGCCTATTACACCATCGATGATACTACGGTCACCATTAACGGCACACAGGTTTACTATAAGGCGCGTACTGCATGGGATGACCGAGTCTTTCCGGCAGCGAAAGGTTCTGTTAGTGGCACTTTAGATGTAACTCACAACAGCAATGGTACAAAGTCTGTAACCGTCGTATTTATGACCCGCGTATATGTCTTTGGGTCTGTCGATTATGGCGGAACCATGACGCTTACATCCATTGACCGAACAGCACCAACCGTTTCCTGTTCAATAAGTAGCATAACGGCTAACAGCTTCAAGATTTCCGCTACTTCTTCTGCCACAGCAGATTTATGGGATTATAGTTTGGATGATGGTATCTCTGCCACGCCCTTTTCGACTACCGCCGGAACATCGGCAAGCACTACGGTCACTGGACTTTCGCCGAACACAACTTACTATGTGCGAGTCGCGGTTCGTAAAAAGAGCAACCAGGTATATGGCGAATCAAGCACAGTAACGGTCAAGACCCTGGGTGGTGCGATTATCAACAGTTGTCCGACCATTACTGCCGATGCTGCCACAGTCACATTCAAACCTAATGTAACCGTGTATGACGCATCTTTTTCCTGCTATCTTTCCATCTGCAATGGATCAACGGAGTACCTCGCACTCTCGGCAAGAACCTGGTCAAAGGGAACAGCCGACCGCACCATAACACTGTCCCAGACGGAACGCGCTGACTTGCTTGAGGCTATGGCGAGCATCAAGTCGTTCACTGCCACCATCAAGGTGGTGACCAAGAGTGGCTCGACTCAGATCGGCAGCACTTCTACCTGCACCTGCACGGTGCAGACCACAAGTGCTAATTCCGCTCCGACAATGACGGCGTTTACCTATAAGGACAGCCGATCCACCACTTCAACGCTGACTGGCAATAATCAACTGTTCATCCAGGGATATTCGTATCTGTATATCACCCCAGGCGTAGCAACAGCCAAAAACGGTGCATCCATTGTTAAATATTCCGCCACCTGCAATGGTGTTACTGCCTCCAATACGACGGGCGCAGCAATTAACCTTTACGAGGTTGCCAAGTCTGGCACGGTGGATGTAGTGGTTACCGCAACCGACTCCCGCGGCTATACCGTCAGCAGCACGCAACAGATTACGGTCATTCCGTATGCAAAACCGAAGGTATCCAACATCTCACTCCGCCGAACCAATGATATTGAGGCAGAAATGCAGCTGATATTTAACGGCAGCATTTCTCCCATCACCGTAAGCAGTACACAGAAGAACAGCCTGTTGTATGTGCAGTACCGTTACAAACTGACCAGTGCATCAAGCTACGGCACTTACACCAGTATTCTTTCCTCGGTGACTCAAAGCGGTACCAGTTTTTCGTTCTCGAACCTGGAACTGTGCAGCCTGGATGCCAACTCGTCCTATGACTTCCATCTCTATATCCGAGATCAGCTGAACACGCTGTCGGCGTTGAATTTATATTTCACCGTGCCGCAGGGTACTCCGTTAGTGGCTCTCCGCAAAAAGAAGGTGGGCATCAACACGCCAACCCCAGATTCTGCACTTCATGTGATCGGTGATGGTCACTTTGAGGGAGAAGTCAATATTGAGGGTGATGTCCGAATTGCAGGAACGCTGACTCCAGACAATATTGATTACACCTTCGAGAAACCCTACTTCGGTGTTTGTGAAACCGCTGCCTCCACCGCCGCCAAGGTGGTGATCTGCGATGAGTTCCAGCTGAAAAAGGGTGTGCACCTTGCAGTACAGTTTACCAACGCCAATACCGCGTCATCTCCGTCCATGAATGTAAACGGTACCGGCGCCATCGCTATCTGCGGTATTAACGGGTACTATGTTTCTGCGAATATGTGGACGGCAAACCAAATGGTTCATTTTGTCTACAACGGTTCATGGTGGATTGCTCTAAACTGTCTTCCCGCGCACACTTCCCAATATGGCGTTACGAAACTGTCGAATAGTGTAACTTCAACGAGCGCCTCTTTGGCAGCAACACCTTATGCCGTAAAGTTAGCATATGACCGTAATTCCTGGGATAGCATCTCTCTGACCAACGCTCTGGCTTTGGCCTACGGCGGCACGGGTGCGACTACGGCGGCAGCGGCTCGGACGAACCTGGGCATAACCGCCACTTCTCTGTACAACGGAACATTGAGTAGCGGTAGCACCACTTTCAATTACGGCAACTACAATTTCTATGTAATTATTGGCAAGCCTGCATCTTCGGTTAGTTCCATGACGATTGTCATTCCCAAGGCTGCTATAACCACAAGCACAGTGAAATACCAATTTGCCGATGAAGCCTACTATATTACCTTCGGACTTTCGTATTCTGGCTCCACCGTCACGCTCTCTTGGAGTTCTTCCAACGGCTCTGGTGTCATCAACAAAGTCTACGGTATCAACTAAGGAGGGGCTATGAAAGCATTATTAGATGACAAAGGCTTTATTATCAGCTACGCACTGGTGGGCAATCTGGTGGACGGCATTGATTTACCCGACCCAGAGGACATTGCTCATTTCCAAGAGCATTTCTCCGCTTACCAGGTGCGTGACGGTAATGCCGCCTTTGACAGCGAACATGATGAGGCACTCCAAACCGAGGCAAAGAAGGCAGAGTTCCGACTGCGCCGGGAAACGGAGTGCTTTTCTGTTATCAACCGTGGACAGCTTTGGTACGAGGGTGTTTCCATCACCCAACTGCTGGAACTGCGCCAATGGTATAAAGCGTGGCTCAATGTCACGGAAACAATGGTCGTGCCGGTGAGACCGGCATGGTTGGAATAAGGAATTGAGGCACTCCGCTGGGGTGCCTATTTTCATATCAAAAATACAGGAGGACAACGCTATGAAACAAATCTGGTCTGGCATTCAGATTGCCTTCACCGCTTTCGGTGGTTTCCTTGGATGGTTCCTGGGCGGCTTTGACGGCTTTCTCTATGCGTTGATTGCCTTTACGGTAATCGACTACATCACCGGCGTCATGTGCGCCATCACCGACAAGAACCTCTCCAGTGCCGTTGGCTTTAAGGGCATCTGCAGGAAGGTTCTTATTTTTACCCTTGTGGGTATCGGCAATATTGTGGATGTCTATGTCCTCGGCCAGGGTGGGGTGCTGCGTACCGCAATCATCTTCTTTTACCTGTCCAATGAGGGTGTCAGTATCATGGAGAACACCGCCCACCTGGGACTACCTATTCCTGCAAAGCTGAAGGAAGTCCTGGAACAGCTTCATGAGAGAGGGGGCAACGAAAATGAATCTGAATAAACTCATTTTCACAGAAAACGCCTGCTATAAGGCAGGTCGCAAAATCACCATCAAGGGCATCATGGTTCACAGCACGGGTGCGAATAACCCCTGGCTGAAACGCTATGTGGGTCCCGATGACGGTAAGCTGGGCAAAAATCAGTACAACAACCATTGGAACACCTATCACCCCGGTGGCAGAGAGGTCTGCGTCCACGGCTTCATCGGCAAGCTGGCTGATGGTACTGTTGCCACGTACCAAACCCTTCCTTGGGACCACCGTGGCTGGCACGCCGGTGGCTCTGCAAACAACACCCACATCGGCTTTGAAATCTGTGAGGATGATCTGACCGATGGTGCATACTTTGCCAAGGTCTATAAGGAGGCCGTGGAACTGTGCGCCTACCTTTGCAAGCAGTACGGTCTTACTGAGAAGAACATCATCTGCCACAGCGAGGGATACAAGCAGGGTGTCGCATCCAACCACGGTGATGTTATGCACTGGTTCCCAAAGCACGGCAAGAGCATGGACACCTTCCGAGCAGAGGTCAAGGTTCTGCTTGCTGCCGACAGCAAAAAGGACGAGCCTACCGAGGAAGAGACCCCTACGGTCACTTATCCTGAAAAGCTGACCTCCGGCTATTACCGTGTGCGTAAGACCTGGAAGGACAGCAAGTCCCAGGTAGGCGCGTACCGTATTCTGAAAAACGCTAAAGCGGCTGCGGATAAAAATCCCGGTACTTATGTGTTTACCAATGATGGTGTTGCCATCTACCCTGAAAAGGCTACGGAGACCTACCGCATCCATACCGTGGTCAAAGGTGACACCCTTTGGGACATTGCAAAGAAGTACCTGGGTGACGGCTCCCGTTACCCGGAAATCAAGACTCTCAATGGTCTCAAGTCCAATGTCATCTACAGCGGTTGGAAATTGAAGATCCCCAACTAACACGCAAGCCCATCGAGGAAAAATTTTCTCTTCGGTGGGCTTATTTTTTATGCTCTTTTTTTCGTCAAAACGGGTTCTTTTTCCTCGGTGGCAAAGTGAGGAGACCTCTCCTCGGAATGGAGGATACTCACTATGACTACTGATGAAAAGACAACGCTGTCAGCTTACCGCCAACAAGGATTGGGATATAAAAAGATTGCTCAGTTGATGGGTCTGTCCGTAAATACGGTAAAAACCTACTGTAAGCGCAACTCCCTGGGAGCAACGGTCGCTCAGACCTCAAACGGTGCGGACAGCGTGTGCAAGTGCTGCAATGCACCGCTGGTTCAAATTCCGGGGCGGAAACCCAGGACTTTTTGTTCTGACACCTGTAAGGTCAAATGGTGGAATGCACACCCGGAACAGGTCAAGCATCGCAGTGATCGGCAGGTCATCTGCGGGCATTGCGGTAAGTCCTTTAGCGTCAACCAAAACAGCACCCGAAAATACTGCTCCCATGCCTGCTACATTGCAGACCGCTTCCACGGAGGTGAACTGCAATGAGACAGGAACAGCTGCAGGCTGAAATGGCCTATCACGCTTCGCTGGCGCCGTTCACTTGTCTCCTAAAAGACGGTGTAATCAGCGAGGAGGACTACGCAAAAATTAAGACAATATTGACCAATAAGTACCGCCCAATATTTGTCGGATATATATCTCAAACACAACTGGATAATAGTGCAGTTCAGAGGTAATATGTACGCTACGAAAGGGGTGAAACCATGAAAAATGTATATGATATTACACCGCAGCAAGAACAGCTACAAAAGAAAAAACGCGTGGCTGCGTATGCGCGAGTGTCCAGTGGCAAGGATGCGATGCTCCATTCGCTGAAGGCGCAGATTGATTATTACCGAGAGTACATCAATTGCAACCCAGAATGGACATTCGCCGGTATCTATGCCGATGAAGCCAAGACCGGCACCAAGGACAGCCGTGAGCAGTTCCAACTGCTCTTGGAGGATTGCAGAGCCGGAAAAATCGATATGGTTGTGACCAAGGCAATTTCCAGATTCGCCCGTAACACGGTGACGCTTCTGGAGACCGTGCGAGAGTTGCAACGCCTGGGTATCGATGTTTACTTTGAGGAGCAGAACATTTACACACTGAGTGCCGATGGTGAACTGATGCTCACGCTGCTTGCGTCCTTTGCCCAGGAAGAAAGTCTTTCCGCCAGTGAAAACCAAAAATGGCGGATTCGTAAGGGTTTTGAGCAAGGTAAGGCATCCACCTGCCAAATGCTCGGATACCGCCTGGTGGATGGTGAGATCACCATAGTTCCCGAAGAGGCGGAAACGGTTCGCCGCATCTTTGAACTGTACTGCCAGGGCTACGGAATGCAAAAAATCGCCAATATCATCAACGAGGAAGGTCATCGCACCGTAAAGGGCAGCGAATGGCGCTGTTCCAAAGTACGGAGCGTCTTGAAGAACGAAAAATACTGCGGCGACCTGCTCCTTCAAAAATGCTTTGTTCGGGATCATGTTTCAAAAGCCTGTGTTCCAAACCGGGGCGAACTACCTCAGTACTATGTGGAGGAAGATCACGAAGCAATTGTGGGTAAGGATGTCTTTGGGGATGTACAGGCACTGATGGCACAGCGCAGAGATGAATATGCTCGTCCACAGGGACGCGAGAGCGCGTTCAGTCGAAAAATCCGATGCGCCATCTGTGGCAAGAACTACCGCAGAAAAACCACCGCCTACAATGTGGTCTGGTGTTGCAGCACCTTTAATACCAAGGGCAAAAAATACTGTGCATCCAAGGTTATCCCGGAAGCTACCTTGCAGACGGCTTCTGCGGAAGTTTTAGGGATGTCCTATTTTGACGAGGGCACCTTCAGACAGAAAATCGACCACATCGAGGCTTGCCCAGACAATCTGCTCCGCTTCGTATTTGTTTCCGGCACAGTCAAGGAATACCGATGGGCAGACCGTTCCCGCCGTGAAAGCTGGACTGAGGAAATGCGGGAGGCAGCACGACAGAAGGCTTTGGAAAGGAGCAACGCCAATGGCTAAGAATGTAAAGGTCATACAGGCAACATCGCCTATATTATCAGCACAAGCACAAATTTCAGTTAAAAAGCGAAGAGTGGCTGCGTATGCACGTGTTTCGACTGAAAAGGATGAACAGCAGAACAGCTACGAGGCTCAGATTGAATACTACACCCGGTACATCAAGAGCAACCCCGAATGGATCTTCGCGGGCATCTATTCTGATGAGGGTATAACCGGCACCAGTATCAAGCGCCGTGATGGGTTCAATAAGATGATTGAGGATGCCCTCGCAGGCAACATCGACCTCATTGTCACCAAGTCGGTCAGCCGATTTGCCCGCAACACGGTCGACAGCCTTACCACAGTCCGAAAGCTGAAGGACAAGGGCGTGGAAGTGTACTTTGAGAAGGAGAACATTTTCACCTTGGATTCCAAGGGCGAATTGCTCATCACCATCATGTCCAGCCTTGCCCAGGAAGAAAGCCGTTCCATCAGTGAAAACACCACCTGGGGACAGCGCAAACGCTTTGCAGATGGTGTTATGAGCCTGGCCTACAGCACCTTCCTTGGATATAAGAAAGGGGCCAACCCCGGTGACATGGAGATTGTTGAGGAGGAGGCAGTTATTGTCCGCAGAATCTACGATGAGTACCTTGCCGGAAAGTCTCCTGGGCAGATTGCAAAGGAACTCACTGCTGATGGCATTCCTACCCCTGCGAAAAAGACCCGGTGGCACACTTCGACCATCATCAGCATCCTCCAAAACGAGAAATACCGCGGGGATGCAAAATTACAGAAGTGTTTTACTACATCCTTCCTGGATCACAAAATGCAGAAAAATACGGGTCAGCTACCGATTTTCTATGTTTCGGAAAACCACCCAGCAATTATCAAGCCGGAGATCTTCGAGATGGTTCAAGAGGAGTTCCGCAGACGCGAGGCAGCCGGTGGGCGCGCTCAATGCGTATCCATCTTTTCAGGGCGCATCGTTTGCGCTGACTGCGGATGTTTCTACGGCAGGAAAAAGTGGCACTCCGGCACTCCGCACGAATCCTGGCGCTGGCATTGCAATAATAAGTTCATGAAGCGTGAACACTGCACGACCCCTACGCTGAAAGAAGAGAGCCTTGAGGCGTGCTTTGTGGCTGCATTCAACAGCATACTGGCTCGGAAAGAGGAAATTGCAGCCAACTACGCAGAGTGCCTGGATGCCATCACGGATGACAGTGCCCTGAAAGCACGGATGGATGCCATTCAGCAGGAAACCGCAGATTTGACCACGCTCATCAACAATCTGCTTATGAATAGCAGTAAGCAGCGTGGTGGCATTGAGGATACCAATGCACGGTACGAGCAGTATATGAGCCGACACGAGGCTCTACAGCAGGAGAAGTTGGAACTTGCAAAGAAGATATCCCTCCTGGCTGCAAAACGGCTGTTGGTCAACGCATTCCTTGCTGAGTTGGCAAAGCACGATGGCCCGCTCACTGCCTTTGACCCTTTGGTGTTCCAGGCCACCATGAATTATGTGACCGTCAACGCAGACTGCACCGTGACCTTCCTTTTCCGGGATGGCACGGAGACCACTCAAACCATAGAGAAGGGAGTGAGACAGTATGTCAGACGGCAACCGAAACATAACGGTGATACACCCACGACCGGAGACGGCGGAGAGTCCACCTAAACGGCGCATCGCAGCCTACTGCCGTGTGTCTACTCAAGCGGAGGAACAGAACCACAGCCTCGCGGTGCAAATCAGCTATTACACCAAGCTGATAGAAGAAGATTCTGCTGCGGTGTTGGTGGACATATATGCAGACCGAGGAACCTCCGGTACCCGGACACGAAACCGCACCAACTTCCTCCGGCTGATGGATGATTGCCGAGCCGGAAAGGTTGATGCCATCATCACAAAGAGCGTTTCCCGTTTCGGTCGCAATACCGTGGACACCCTGGTTTTCACCAGGGAACTCCGCAGCCTTGGGATTGATGTTTACTTCGAAAAAGAAAATCTGCATACCTGCTCTGCCGAGGGTGAGTTGCTGCTCACCCTTATGGCTGCTGTTGCGGAATCCGAGTCGGTCAGTATGTCCGACAACATAAAATGGGGAAAGCGGAAAAGGTACGAAAAAGGTATCATCGAGAGTCTCGCCGTCGGCACGTTGCTGGGATATCAGCAGCAGGACGGCGAGATTTCTATTATAGAGGAAGAAGCCGCAGTGGTTCGGATGATTTATGATTTGTTCCTCACAGGACACAACTATGAGTACATTACCAACAGACTGCTTGAGGAGAACGCTCCGACCAAGCATCCTGGTGCTGTATGGGCAAACACTACAGTCATCAACATCCTCTCAAACGAAAAATACTGCGGCGACTGTCTGTTTCAAAAAACCTTCATTTCAGATCCGATTCAACATACCTCTTCTCGGAATCGTGGTCAGTTACCTCAATATTATATAGAGGATGTTTTACCCGCCATTATACCCAGGGAAAAATGGAAAGCAGCGCAGGAGTTGAAAAAACGGCACGCCGGGAAGGGGCTAAAGCAAAGCGAGGAGTACCCATTTACCAATATGCTCGTCTGCCCGTATTGCGGAAACAAATACGGCGGATATACCAATGCGGGTCATAACAAGGAAAGGCGTAAATGGTATCGGTGCAGGAGCCGCTTCGACCATACTGCTGTAGAGGTTCCCGAAAAGATGTACACACCACCATCACGCGAGAGGATTGATGACCCGTCTCCGGCAATGATTGCTTACCGCGAAAAGTACAACCGTCCGACACCGCCAAGACAGTTGATCTGCTCCGACTTTCGTTTCCCACTTACATACCCGCAGAAGGTGTTTGTCCGAGCCTGGAACCAACTGGTCAGTAAGAAAACGCGGTATCTGCCAATCCTTCAAAGAACCATCGAAACCACGGATAATGCACTCACGCAGTACAGAGCCAAGGAGATGATGGATCTCCTGGAAAGTGTGGGCAGGCTGACCGGCTTCGACTATGAACTGATGCTACGGACCCTTGATTTCATCGAGGTACATTCTGAAGAAAAAATGACCGTGGTTTTTCAGTCCGGCATCCGCATCAGCGTCAAATAAAATTGGGCTACACTTTTGATTTTCGACCCATCTGAGGTGTCATTTTCAAAAAGTGTAGCCCAGTTTTTTGCCCATATTTTTGCGTACATATTGCGACCTACAAATTCTGTCAAGAACTAAATTTCGACTTTTTTCGACAGTTACCACGCTTGCAATCAGCAACTGTCTGATGGCTTCAAAAGTGCCTGAAAACCGCATAAAATCGGCTATTTCTCGGCATTTGAACCCCCTAAAACATTCTGCACCCCCTTGTGAACCCCCTTGCGATAATCGTGTTATTGTATCAAGGGTATCGTTGCAAGGCAGAA